ATACTGTCAGATGTGGGAAGCAGAGGGACCTGGCGTCATGGTGTTCCAGCCGAACAGTCAAGAGCGTTCGATGTTTTTTTGGACATTAGAGGAAATCCACTCTGCACAAGAGAAGTGCGAACGAGAGAATGACGGAGATATGGCCGAAAGTTTCAGGCGTATTCTCCAGGCTGCGCAGAAGATTGATCCTCAGGAAAAAGCCGGTTACGTCATCAATGACGATGAGGGCATCCGTTATTTTGAGATTGATTACAACAAGGCAGGCGGTAAGTAATGGGTATTCAAAGCATCGGTACTCACGCCGAGAATCAAGAGTTAATTACAAATTATGATCTCGTGGCGTCAGCCCATGCAATTCTCGGTGGGATTGATTTGGATGTTGCTAGTTCCAAGGTGGCTAATACTTATGTGGAGGCAAGGGAATACTTCACACCGTCTGATGATGGCTTGAATTTACAGCAGTGGTACGGCAATGTTTATCTCTTTCCTCCCAGCGGTGCCTACTTCTGGGACAAAAAGAAGCAGCGTTGGAAGATGACCCGGACTTCTTCCCCTACTTTGACATCGTCTCATGCCGTTTGGTTCCGGAGACTATACAAAGAATGGCTGGCTGGCAATATTAAGCATGCCGTGTATTTCAGCAACTGTCCCGACATGATTCGTTACGATCAACGAATCTTTGATTTTCCCATCTGTATCTTGCGGACAGCCCCTTGCTTGATCCGGAATTCTAACAAGGGTATAGACAATCACAAAACATGCACATCCTTTGTGCTTTACATGCCACCGCAAGATAGTTCAGCGGATGCGGTCGAAAAATTTGTTGACATCTACTCGGAAAAAGGGCGAGTTCTCCATTGAACTGCGTATACTAAAAGACGATTGCGTGACACCATGAGCGTCCTTGCCGACTGGGAAATCAAGAAGCTGGCAGAAGAAGAGGAGATGATCTCTCCGTTTGTTGATCGATTGGTCAGCAAAGAAGATGGCAAGAAACTACTCAGCTACGGACTTGGTTCTTATGGCTATGACATCCGGCTGTCCCCAGAGCAATGCTTAATTTTTGGTAAAGTGCAAGCCGGTGATTGTGATCCAAAGGATTTTGATCCTGCAATCCTAAAGCCCGCAGAACTTCTGGAAGACGAGAAAGGGAAGTATTTCTTGTTGCCGCCCTATGGCTACTGCTTGGGTGTGGCGATGGAACGCCTTAAGCTCCCCCGTGACGTTACCGTTGTTGCTGTTGGTAAGTCCACCTATGCACGCTCCGGAATCCTGGTGAACATTACGCCAGCAGAGGCAATGTGGGAAGGATACCTAACCCTTGAAATCAGCAACTGTACTGGGCTTTTCAACCGAATCTACGCCAATGAAGGGATTACGCAACTTCTCTTTTATCGCGGCAATCCCTGCTCAGTAAGTTACCAGGATCGCAAGGGCAAGTACCAAGATCAACCTAGAGAGGTTGTGTTCTCTCAAGTTTGATCAGAAGGGTCGACCGGAGCGGGGTTGAGGTTTATCGGCATAGTTCGTTCCTCCGCCCCGACCAAAACGATCCCCTTGGCTCGGCAGTTCAGTTCCGTCAATGACGGCAGGATTCCTTGGAGTGCGGCCACGAATCGTTGGTTCTGCAATACCTGCTCTTTGCTTGTATGCACCAGCAGACTTTGCAGCTCTCATAAACTTACCTACTCTCCCTTGTTTGTCATTAACTGACTCTGCGGAACTTCTATCTTCTTCTGCAACGCGCCTTAGGTCTGTATCGTAGATACGTTCCGGGTTAAGATCGGTTACTTCACTTCCAGAAGAAGCCGCATCCTGCCTTGGATCGTAAGTAGGATCAAAGAAATTTGCCATAGTAATATTGTAGTAGGACTAGATCAAACCTTAGATATCATGAATCACAGCCCTGCTGCATTCTTAGATGCATTCGTTCAAGACGAAGTCAAATGTCGTTGCCTGGACGAAGGAGATTTTGGCCAGCCTATTGCAAACGAAGAGAATGATGTGCCACTATATGATATGTATAACCGTGGTTTAGTGGCATGCGAGCAGGGTCTAGAAAGGAACCCATTGAATCTCGAGGGAGCACGTCCAGGAACGACGGGTTACATTCCTTCGATGGAGGAGGGCTTAGCGATGGGGGCAGCTCCGAAACCCAAAGCACTGGTGTTGGATCTGGAGGGACCGGACGAGGAAATGATGGAGGAATCACTCAAGCGTCGTGGTTTGCGCCGATAGAAGAAGTGAGTGATTGTCCAGGTGGTGTCTGCCCTGTTCCCTGGGCAGTTAAAGAAGAAGCTCCTGTTATCCAAGCTGATCAGGTCAATCACCCTCCGCATTACACGGACGGCGGCGGCATTGAGTGCATCGAAGCGATTGAAGCGCAATTAACCGCTGAGGAGTACCAAGGCTATCTCCGTGGTAATTGCGTTAAGTATTTATGGCGTTGGCGCCACAAAGGCGGTAAGACCGATCTGGCAAAAGCGCAGTGGTATCTAGATCGCCTGCTGACTTTTACTGAAGCTCAAAACGGCTGAAGATTGTCTTCATCATCGTCGTCCTCGTCGTCGTCATGCATGCAGGCGGCGGCGAGTTCTGCTAGTTCCAGGTCAGTGGGATGATCCCAATCAATATCAATGTTTTCAGACGCCATGATGTCTTTGATGGCGTGCCACTCCATCATGCGTTGATGGTAGAGACTAAGTAGGGCGTAACGCAGTTCTTCCCATGTCATTTCTTGGGATTGGAGTTCTGCCTTGCGCATTGCAAACTGGAGTTCCAGGGGCAGTTCAAATTCCCGTGGTTCGACTGAACGCTCCATTCCACTTTGCATCAACTTGTTGCAACTATTCTAATCCTAGCTGTTAAAGATAAGATCCAAGGCTTCTTGCTCGAGGTCATCCCAGGTATTGTCACCAATCCGAAAATTGTTGGCAAATTCAGAAAGGATGTAGGGACTGATGCTTTCTTCTAGTTGGCGAATTGCCCTGACTTCGTGTGGTGCTGCGGCATAGTTTCTGAATGCCGTAAGGAGAACTTCGGTTGACGCCCAGGGATTTGCATCGATTTCTTGAAGGAATAGGTTTACTTCTTCTCTGCGTCTTTCCAGGAGACCGCCGATGACTTTGTGTTCTTCGTCAAAGATCCAGCGTCCAATCTCGTTAGTCACCCCACAAAAATCCTCTGTTTCCAAACAGTCGATAATACGGCTGTAAAGAAAAGGCTCCCAGCCCACTGAATGAATAAACGAAACTAATGCCTGGCGCATACTGTCATCAAGTCCCAGGTTCAGACGCAGGAGCTGGGATTCGATGACATTGATTTCGTGAAATAAATACTCCAGTGCTTTTTCGCGACTGCAGCATTGTCCTTTCTTGACGGGAGAACCATCGGGGTAGAACTGAGTCCCAAACCCGATGGTATAAGGTTCTCCACCAGTGATCGGATCTGCGTAGGCTTTTTCGTTAAAGCCTTCGTACTTGCGGATTAAGTTAATCGCACCAGAAAGATCCGACATGGAAGTAACTATTATTACCTCCAATATACATAAAAATTACTTACCTTGGCCGCGAAGTTTCTTTTTGCCTCGACGTTGAGGTCGGCTGTTTTGCCCTTGTCCAATAGAAGTGGTTTTAGGCTTGCCTTCGATGTGAAGAGTGTTTGATTTTGGTTTTGCCATGGAATCAATTGAGACCCTAAACAGCTTAGCGCAAAATCACCACTTGACCTTATGGCTCCAGTACCGTGCTGACATTTTATCTGGGCTGGGGTCTTGGGCGTTATGTCTGGCGTAATAAGACTTCTTACGAGCCTTGTCTTTTGCTGTCTGTGGGTTTTTACCAGCGCCTTCAACACCCTGCTGTCCAAAACGAATGATTTTTTCTTTGCCGTCATCACATGCTTTTACAACATGCGATTTGGTTTTGTGGCCGGGTGTTTTACGTGGTTTGTTGCACTCCAAAGAATCCTTGGCAATTTTTGCTGCTTTTGCGGCCTTCTTGCGTTTATCAGACATCAGAGCCCCTTGAACATTGATGTAAACTCGCCAAGAATTTGACTACCTGTTTTTGACTTGTAGTCAGTATCCTCATCATCATCCCCTAATCCTAAACTGAAGAAACTCGAAGAACTTGGTATGGCGTCATCTTCCGTATCAACTGTATCTTTTTCGTCTTCCGCAAAGAAGCTTTCGAGTGTGCCAAGTGATGCGAATGGATCACTAAAATCCAAACCTTCTACTTTTAAGGCCTGGTCCGAGCCACTCTTCGTTAAGAGCGCCTGTTCAGATCTGTCTAGATCTGGGAAGAAATTGTCATAAAACTCGTCTTCCGTTCCCTGGAAACCAGCGGATTGAAACACTTTATAAAGCTCGGTCTCAGCTTTGGGCTGCTCGTCTTTGTAGTCTTCTTCTCGCTCAATGTATGTAAGACCGAGAATTTCTTGGGTCGGCCTCTTTCTTTTTTCATTCAGATACTTGATTTGTTCTCGTATTTCTTGCGCTGAACCACCACGCAAAGTCTCCGCAATGTACTGTTTAAGTTCTTCAATTGTTCCTTTGAAGTCATCAATGTCAAATTGTTTCAACACCTCATTCCACTTCTCAGTGTCTGCTGGATCCAATCCAGCCAACATCTCATCGGCAAACTCTTCTGGCGTAATGAACTGACCGAAGATTGTTCCCTGCTCTAATGCCTCTTCTTTTAAAGCGGGAAGGATGTTGTTATAGATCTCATCTTGTACACCACCAGCGGTGAGAATGTCTTTTGCCGGATCGTATCCTTTGCCTTGACCCTTGACTTCAAAATGTAACTTGGCAAAGTCGGCTTTGCTGTTAATGTCAAGGCCAAAGCGGTAAGCTTGCTGTGCCCAGTACGGATCACCCTTCTTAGCTGCTTCCCAATCTTTCGCGACGGTATCAGCTTGTTCTGCATACCTTGATTCAGCCGCTTTGTTACCAGTGGGATTGAAATAGAAATCAGCATCAAAGTAACGATCACCCGTTTGCTTTAACTGATCAAGATACTTGTCAGCACGCAGTTGAGCAATCTGGCTTACAGCATTAACCATATCCTGGGTCTGAAATGGGTTCTGCTCTTCTTGTCTGACATCCAAGTATTCAACAAACTCATCCATGGACCGAGATGTGTTGAAACGTGGAATTAGATATTCGTCAATGAACTGACGCGCAAAGTCTGCTTGTATTTTGATCGCATCTTTCGCTTCTCCTGTTGAGTAGCCCAGCTCCAGGTCTTGATCGTATTTTTTCTTTAGTTCATTATCGAACCATTGCTGCCAGTTATATGTCGCATTGTTTTTTACACCCGTGATATTTTGTAGGCTTTTTTCCAAGGATTCTTCAGCTTTACCGCCAGAAGTAAAGGCCAACATCCCGCCTATCCCGGAGTCACCTAAGATTGAGTTGCTAAGTTCTTTGTTGATATCCATGATCTCACCAAAGCCACTGAAACCCCTAAACATGGCAAGAGTTTCTTCCTTTGCCTTGGCTTTTTTCATTTCATTGATGGCATCTTGAAGAACGTTCTGAGTTAATGCGCCAAAACGTTTAGCATCAATGGTTGCTCTTTCGCCAACTGCTTCGTTCAGAGCATCTTCTAGCTCTGTAATTCCATAGCCTGCATTGGCGTTGTATGCCAGGCGTATTTGCTGATCTTCTGGTCGATCAGACAAACGGAATAAAACCGCAAACTCATCTGGCTTACTAAGATCTAGGAACTTTTCTTTTGCTAGCTGCTTCCAATATGGATCATTGTTCTGTGCTTTTTCCCACTCTGCAGCAACTTCTGGAATGTTGAGAAGCCTATCCGTCTGCGTTTGCGTGTTGATACCAAGCTGTAAATCACGGACTTGCTGTAGCTCTTGATCTGTTGGAGCCTTCTCTACATATTTATTTGCTTGCGCCGTAACTTCTGCGGGGTTGCCTCGTTGTCCTGCAGGTTTACCTTGGGTTGTGTAGTGCCAGAGGTAATATCCATTTTCACCGTAGCGATTAACAACATCGACATCATCATTTGCAACGGCAGTGGCATACTGTTGTGCAACGACTGGATTTTGATTTTTGTAGTAAGTAGGATCAAAGTCGCCATACTGAGGCTTGGCCCCTAGGGATGCGTTCCAGGGCTCTAGCTTTTCAGTCAAATAAAAAGCTTTGTAATTGTCCTCAATACCTGCAATGCCAAGATTTTTGAGTGCTTCTCTCTGCTGTACGTAATCTCCACCTCGTGTGGTATTGATAATATTCTGCGCTACTGGAAGCTTTGCATTGTATTCGTCGACTTGTTTGTTAAAAGGCGCAACAATCTCTCTGTTTATACGGTCATTGTTTTGCGCGGATTGAAATTGCTGCCTAACGTTGGGTGCAGTTTTGTCAACGTAATCTCGCATTGCATTGTGGATTGCTCCGATGGAGTTTGCACCCTTGCCTGCAATGTTTTGAACGTCGCCTCCGACTCGATTCCAAAGGTTTTCAGCCGTTGGATCTGTAACGCGTCCACTTTTGTATGCTCTTGGATCTTGTTCAGTAGAAATATTTGCAGTGTATACCTCCTTCGTCTGATACCCACTACCCATCTTGGGGTTTGGATATCTTTGTGTTGTTCTATAAACGTTTAAATAGTAGGTCGTGTTTGGATAATTGACGGGTCTTAACGCTTGTTTTTGCTGCGGGTTGAAGCTCCATTGTTTAGTGGTGCTTTTATAAGAAACGGTCATATTATGCAACCTGCTCTAGCATGTCGGGCGGTAAATGGGAAAAATCTAAAACCCCGTATTCAGTCCAGGCTTTTATTCTGTCCATCTTAGCTTGAGTAAAGAACTCTTGCTGTTGATACCAATCTTCCATTTTAGAGCTTGCCTTGTTTGAATTACAACGTCTGCAAGCAGGAATCAAGTTGTTTCGGTTGCTAGAGCCTGAACGGAATCTTGGGACGATGTGGTCCAGGGACGTTGCATCATCTCCGCAATAGCCACATTTACCTTCCCAGGCTTCGTATATTGATTGTCTGTAACGTTTTTTTGCTAACTTTGGAGTTAATTCAATGAGCAGGGCGAGGGGTTCCTGTTCACAACTGAACATACTCTTTAGTTGCCGTTACCTAATTTTAATTCGCCCTGATTTAAGCAAGAGAAAACAAAGAGATAAAGTTTTAGTTAAGCCGGTTGACAAGGGCTTGCTTTTCTGTACGGTAGAAGAGTACGCATTTTCCTGTGCCATGACCAAAGCCCCAGGCTGGGTTTCTGCCCAGAAACTAGAGGAGATCCTTGGTATTGACCGAAAGACCCTCTTCAAGTATCGCGATGACGGAACCCTGAAGCTCGGTCCGCACTATGCCGCATTCCCTGAGACTCGCTCCAGAGACTCCTATCGCTGGAACGTGGCTGCCGTACGTAAGCACCTCAATAAACTCGAGAAGCAAGCAGCGGCCTGAATCTGGTAGGATTGACGGGATGGGACGGGAACCCCTGCTTCGGCGGGGGTTTTTTATGGCGTGACACCACTCGAAAACGCTGCCCATGCAAGGCCAATCGCTTCCATCGAAGAGATCTCTCCACTGGCGTAGGGAATATTGACAACGTCACCAGGGTGGTAGACGGTAGGTGTACCGCTTGCTTCGATTGGACTGAAGCCGTATTTACGAACCTCTTGTTGCTCCGCAGATAGTACAAAAGTACCATCCACAATGTCTCCAAAGTTTGCCATTAGGTTTCAGGCCTCTCTCCCTGTGCTGGAACATAGGGCTTGCCATTCTTGTCGTACATGGTAAACCCAGACATCAAAACGAATGTAGAGGGAACATTAAACAGTTTTTGCATCATAGGCATCATCATTGGAGCCTGGCAGTTATAAGGAGGTACATCCATGATCGATAAACCTCGCTCCGTAATCCTGTAAGCAGCAGTTTGATTGTCTTTATTAGCTTGATCAACGAGTCTTTGTTCCCAAGCAACGATGCTACCTTCGTCAACAGGTAAGTCGGAAGGCTCTGGTGGAAACACCTTTTCCGCAAATTTCATTGCATAGATATGTTTGCAGTATCTCAACTCATCAAGCAGAGGGGTCCAAAAGTCCGTAAGAGATGTAATCGTATATGAACCGTCTGGGTTTCGTGTTGTTGCGTAGTCCTCAAAGTTGGGTGGACCTTCGGCAACGGCACCCTCAAGGGACGGCAAAGGTGTGTTCCTTGTAAACTGCTTACCGAAGTCACGGAACACCCCTGGATTGTCTCTGAGGGCTCCAGGTTGCGTCGAAGAGTTTGGTGTAATTGTTGGAGGGATTCCATACTCTGCAGAAGGTGCTACAACCTCCATGTTGCGATTAACCGTTGCGCTCGTCATGGCGCTGTTATCGACGCGTCCATCAAGAGTCATGCGCTCATATCGACCAGGCTTGATGGCTGCTGGCCTGGTGCGAGGAAATACTTTTTGATTTCCTTTCCCAAGACCCATCATGTAGGCATAGTCTCTGCGAGTGAAGTCTTGGCAAGAACAGCAATACCTGGTGCCTGTCATCAAGAAACGACCGATATTCGGAGCGGTTTGCGATGGAGTACGGAAGACGGCATCAGGAGTTGACTCAACAGATCCCTGCTTCTGCAGTGTTAAGACACCTGTCGTCTCATCTGTTGATACCAGTACGGCTTGAACGTATCCGTAACGCTTTTGAGTCGTTGGATCGATTGTCTCAGCGGTAATTGGAGTACCGCCAACGGTGATAATACGGTCCTCAAGAATCTCACCATTGATTGGGTATTGAGCTGGAACGATGACTTGCCCGCCAACGATTACAGGGGGGATATAGAGCGGAGGAGGTAGTGGATTGGCAGCACTCCAATCACCACTCAATGTGATATACCAATAGTTCTCGTCTTCTGTAACAGATGCTATTGGAGACGGGTCGCCATCTTTATCCCTGATGTTGTCAAAGCGAAGGCTGCCAGCAACGCGAGTACCTGCCCAGTGCATTCCGAATTCTTTATTCGTCGTCGGAAATCCTTGGAAAATACCAGGAATTTTAGGTGGGTTAGAGCCAGGGGGGATTACAGTCCCTGGTGGGAGTGGGATTGCGTAATCAAACGGATAGTTATAGGTGTTGTCAATGACTGTATTACAGTAAATCTCAAATCCTCTTCGCCAGCGGGACCAAGCTGACTCACGGTTTGAAGAATAGATCGAATCTGGTACGGACCCTTTGGAGAATTCTGTTCTAATCGGCTGTACGTTTTTTGGTATAAATGCTTTAGAACGAACGAAATCACCAAAGGAACTTCCTTTGCTGTTACTGACAGAACCAAAGGAACTGCCTCTTTTCCTCGCCATTTTTAGAAGAAGCCGCCTTCTGCAGTAACATGAACACCTGGGATATACCCAGAGCTGTTGGGTCCGTCAGGGAATACGCCAACGTAAATACGGTCGCCGCGCTCCAGGTAGATGCCCTTGTTGCGTAGAGGTGCAGTATTACCAAGGCCAGTAGTGTTGCCTGCACCCATAACGGGAGCTGCAAGTTGTGGCATCAGATCAGAGCAGTCGACTGTTCCGCTGTTAGCCGGAACGGTTTTGGCGAACAACAAACGGTAATCACCGGATGCAGGAATTGGAGTTGTTGTGCCGCGAGTCTGGTAGAAGGCAAAGGTTACAGCAGGTTGGTAACCATAAGCAGAACCGTTATAACTGAATCCAGTCGTTGTGCCGCCAGAGAAGAGCAGTGCGGTATTAACGCCAGTCAGTGTACTGGCACCCGTGTAGGTATAGTAACCGTACCCACTTTCTGCTGCAGTGCCAAGGACACCTGTCTCTGCAATAAAGACAATCTGGCCACTGGTGAGAGAGATGACAGTGCCAGAGGTTGTGGTGTTGACTGTATAGTCTGCTGCTCGATAAAAATCGTTGCGTGTAATGGTGAGAGAGTCGATCACACCACCACTGTTGTTGTCTTCACTTAGCGTGGCGTCCATATCCACGAGAAGAGCTGGGGCTTGACCACCCTGCACAAACAAGGTATTGGTCGATGCACTGCCAACTGTTTGCGTCGTTACCCGAACTGAATCGAATAACGGACGATCAATTAACAGGGGCTGCTTGTTCGATGCAGTTGAGGACAATTTTCTACTCTCTCTTTATGGATATTATAAGGTAAACATCAGCCAAACATGTTTGAGAAACGCTGGAAGTTCTCGGGTAGTTTAATTTTGTTCAAGAATAAAGACTCTGGGTTTGCTTGGAGATTCAGGAATCTCTGAAACATAGAGCCATCATCCTTCCCTGGATCAAACTTAAACTTTTTGTTTGCAA